TAAGTTTGACGTTAAAGCTGGTAAGACTATTCTGACCAACGGTGATCCAAGGCAAACTTTAATGCCTTTAAACTTTGGACAGGTAGCACAGTCAACGTTTACTGAAGCAGCAGAGCTAGAGCGCATGGTACAAATGGGTACTGGAGCGATGGACAGCGCAACTAGCGGAGCATCTAACCCTAGAAACAACACTGCTTCTGGTATGTCTATGCTTCAAGCAGCTTCGATTAAACGACAGAAGCGTACAATAATGAACTTCCAAGAAAACTTTTTGATACCTCTTATTAAGAAGTCTGCTTATAGATATATACAGTTTGCTCCTGAGCGTTATCCAGCAGGAGACTACAAGTTTGTAGCTTACTCTACTATGGGTATTATGGCTAAAGAACTTGAGACTACTCAAATGATACAGTTGTTGTCTATGACACAACAAGGAACACCTGCATTTGGTTTACTTCTTATGTCCATCTTTGAAAACAGTTCTTTAAATAACAGAGAAGAGTTAAAGATGGCTATAGCTCAGGGTATGCAACCAGACCCACAAGCTCAACAAGTTCAACAAATGGTACAACAAATGGAGCTTATGAAGCTTCAGATGGAAATAGAAGAGATGAAGGCTGGAGCAACTAAAGAAATGGCTCAAGCTATGAAGATACAATCTGAAATACAAGGTACTCAATCAGAAGAAAGTATGGTTGAGAAACAAATGAATTTAGCTGAGAAGATGGCTAAGATTGAAAAACTAAGAATGGACGCACAAAACATTCAATCAGAAACAATGCGTAACATTCCTGAAGTAGAGCATTTACAATCAGAGACAATACTTAATCTTGCTAAAGCACGTATGGAACGTAAGTAATTGACTGATAGAGAATTTTTAGAGAAACGTCTAGACCTTTTTTCTCATGAAGCTTGGGACCTCTTTACAGAAGAGTTAACCTCTATGGCAGAATCATTAGAAAAAATACAAACAATAGACGATGAGAAGACCCTTTATTTACGTAAAGGTCAGGTGGATATGCTAAATATGGTTATTAATTTAGAGGAAACCACCAAATTAGCGTTGGAACAATTAGAAACCTAACTCCAACATTTTTTAACTCCATAATCTTTATAGACGGAGGATTAGTAATATGGATAGTGTAGTTGTTGAAGAACCCGTTGAAACTGCGGAACAAGCCGAGCAGTTCACAGACATTACAAAAGAGGCTCCTCAAACAGAGGAACAACCTAAAGAAGTTGAATTACCGAACAAGTTTAAAGGCAAGTCAATGGAAGACATTGTGTCCTCCTATGAAAATCTTGAAAAAGAACTTGGTAGGAAGGGACAAGAGATTGGTGAACTCCGAAGATTAACAGACGGAATTTTACAACAGCAACTTACCACTAGTCAAAGCGGAACAGAAGTTCAAGAAGAGGAAACAGACTTTTTTGATGACCCTGACAAAGCAGTCAATAAAGCCATTGAAAGTCATCCAAAGTTCCGTGAATTTGAAGAGCAGCAAAAGGCTCAAGTAGCCCAAGCGACAACTCAACAACTTCAAAGTGAACATCCTGACTATATTGAGGTCGTAAGTGATCCCAAGTTTCAGGAGTGGGTACAAGCAAGTCCAGTACGTACACAGCTATACGTTTCGGCTCATAACTATAATATTGATTCAGCGAGAGAACTGATAGGAAACTGGAAAGAACGCTCTCTGATTAATAACACTAGCGAGGCAGAAGCAAATAAAGCAACCAAAAGAGACCAAGCATTAAAAGCTGGCAGAGGTGTATCAAGGACTTCTTCAGAATCCACAGCCGGTAAGAAAATCTACCGTAGGGCTGATCTAATCAGACTCCGAACTCAACAGCCTGAACGTTACGAAGCTTTGCAACCAGAAATTCTGGCAGCTTATGCAGACGGGAGGGTTAAATAAAAACCTATAAAGAAGAAAGGGCTAAATTATGGCTTTAGGAACTGGTCAACAGACCGTAACAACCGCAGCTAACTTTATACCTGAACTATGGTCCGATGAGGTCATAGCTGGTTATAAGGCTAACTTGGTACTTGGTAACGTTGTTACTAAGATTAACCACAATGGCAAGAAGGGTGATACCATTCACATTCCTGCTCCTGTTCGTGGCTCTGCTAACGCAAAAGCAGCGAACACTCAAGTAGTTTTACAAGGTGATACACACGGCACAGTAAACTTGAGTATCAACAAACACTATGAATATTCAGTAGTTATCGAAGATATTGCTGAAGTTCAAGCTCTATCCTCTCTCCGTAGATTTTACACGGACGATGCTGGATATGCTCTTGCTACTCAAGTTGATAATGACTTGTTTGCACTTGCTGAGGGCTTCCAAGGTGGTACAGTTGGTGGTACAGGTGCTTCTCTTTATGAGAAAGCAGTGATTGGTGGTGATGGAGCTACTTTATATACAGGTAACTCTACAAACGCCACAGACATTACAGATGCAGGTATTCGTAAGATGATCCTAACTCTTGATAATGCTGATGTACCTATGGATAATCGTTGCTTAATCATACCTCCGATTGCAGCAAACGATATGCTTGCCATTAACCGTTTTACTGAGCAACAGTTTATCGGTAACGGTGAAGCAATTAAGACAGGTAAAATTGGAAGCATCTATGGAATTGATGTATATGTATCCTCTAACTGTCCTTCCATAAATAGTAATGCACAGCGAGTGGGCATTATGAAACATAAGGATGCTCTTGCTCTAGTTGAGCAAATGGGTGTTCGTTCGCAGACTCAGTACAAACAAGAGTACTTAGGCGATCTATTTACTGCTGACACGCTATATGGCGTAGGTGAGCTACGTAATGACGCTGCAGTAGCTTTTGTAGTACCTGCTACATAAGTAGACTAGGAGGTCCTTAGAAATAGGGACCTCCATTCTATTTCAAAGGAGATTTAATTGCCAAATTATAATTACACATGTAAGTCTTGTGACAATGTTCAAGTAGAGTTTAGATACATGAACGACAGAAACAAAAAAACTAAATGTGTCAAATGTGGTGGTGTTTCTGAACATACTATATCTATTCCTTCTTTAATACTAACGTCACCTGAGGATAGGTGGGCTAACGATCACGAAGTAAACGGTAACGGAATTAGGGCTAATATGTGATGGCTCATACTTTAGAATATGCTTTGGCTGATACAAGTTATGATTTAGAGCTAGATAAAATAAAAAATAAAATACAAAAGCTTTATAGAGATTTATTAGTAAAAACATTTAAAATGGCTAATCCAAACGCAACTCCTGAAGAGTTAGCTAATTTTTTAGAGAAAAACGATTTAGATTTTAAAGGTGATGGGTTTGAAGAAGAGTCAGAAGATTTAGAAAATTTACTAGATATGTTATCTAAAGAAGATGACTTAGAGTCAGTAACAGATAAAAACTTTGAGAAACCAGAAGTAGAAAAAACCAAAGAATTAAAAAGTAAATCTAAAGAAAAAACAACAGTACCTTTAACCTTATCATTAAAAGTTCCCACAGGTGGTTTATTTACTCCTAAAGATTTACATAAAATACCTAAGACTAAATCACTTAAGACACCAACAGGTAAAGTAAAAAGAGTTGTTGACGATAAACCAAAAGTAAAAACAATCGAATTAAAAGAAATTTGGGATTCAGAAAGACAAAAACTTTTAGATTTGGTTAAAGAACGAAACAAAGAATACGGGGTTATTTTGTAATGAAACCAGTAAAAGTGTATACAGCAGGTAAGTTTGTAAAAAATAAAAAATATGCTTATAAATCAGATGATGATGAAAAAAAGAAAAAAAGAAATCTGCAACGTTGGAAAGAAGAGAGGCAGAGAATATAATGAGAAGAGGAAGAACTAAACCTTTATTTAAACCTTTTCCAAAATCATCACCACCTAAGTGGTCTAAGCAAGTACTGTTTTCTAACATTTGCAATAAAAACCAAGACTACAGATCACCTTGGGACGAAGGGGACTCTGCTTTGTATGGAGACTCTAGATCACTATATGGTATTGCTACATACAGTAGCCAAAGTTAAACGGGAGATATTTAATGAGCGATTACACACTTCAAGTAAGCTGGTCAGGTAAAGATGGGTTAGCAGACTCAGACTCAGCTAAAATCATATCTGGTGCGGAGTTTAATACTGAGTTTACTTCTGTTCAGACAGCAGTTAATTCTAAATATGATTCTGACGATTTAGGCGTAACTCTTCAACAATTTGACGCAGATACTTGTAAATTAGATGTAGCTCAAACATGGTCAGCTACACAAAACTTTGCAGATAATATTTTACAAAGGGCTAACCTTAAAGATTACGGGGAGGTAACAAATGCTATTGGAGCTACAGGAGGCGGTACGCAAGATATTGACCTTACTGCTGGTAATTCCGTTACTGCTACCGTGGATACTTCTGCTAACACCTTTACTTTTAGTAACCCTACTGCTTCAGATGAGCTATGTGGTTTTACCCTCGAACTCACCAACGGTGGATCGCAAACGGTAAACTGGCCCGGTACAGTTGATTGGGCTGGAGGGTCTGCACCAACACTTACCACTGCTGGCGTAGACTACCTTGTATTCTGGACTGTCAATGGTGGGTCTAGGTGGTACGGAGCTTTGGTTGGATTGGCTTTCGCTTAATGACAAATTTTAGAAATGCAATGATGGCGGCAGCATACACTGCTAGTGCATCTGGTGTGACAATAGACAATTCTGCTTTGTTTAACAGTGCCAACTCTGAAGACCTATCTCGTGGTTCTATGAGTGGAACTGCTACTACATGGACTGCAAGTTTTTGGGTATACAGAGGAGACAATGGTCAGCGTACAAGTGCAGATGCTAAATTTATGTTTACGACAGCTAGTGATGCTGGATTAGCATTTGGTAATAATAGTACAGCTAATGTGTTAGCATGGTACGGTGGTAGTTACGTTGCAACGACTGCTGTTTTTCGTGATATTGGTTGGTATCATATGGTCGTAAAAAATGTAGCTGGCACAGGAACTGTATATGTTAATGGTACAGCAGTGTTGTCTAGCCTCACAGTGCCTACAGCAGATGCAACTATGGCGATTGGAAGTTATAATAATTCTTCATCTTACCTCGATGGTTATATGGCAGAATGGATTTTTATAGATGGTACTGCATTAGAGCCAACGAGCTTTGCAGAATATGACTCAACAGGAACATTCTGGACACCTAAGTCATCAGATGTAATTAAAGCATTA